TTATCACTTTGCACAAGTAAATCAGACACCACCTGAAGGATTAGATAAGCATTTTGCAGGCACTACTCCTGATGACTTACCATTCTAAGATGACACCAAAACAAAACTTTAAAAACTTATGCAACCTTACTACAGATTTAGTAGGGTTGCCTAAAGGCTCACTATCTAACAGGTCAAGGGAACAGAAGTACCAAATACCAAGAGCTGTTATTAGTGTAATTGCTAGGCAAGAAGAAAACATACATAGAGATATTATAGGTAAGGGAATTGACAGAGATAGAACTTGTGTTAATCACTATGAGAAATTTCACAAAGCCAACTACAAGTCTTATGAAAGATACAGAAAGACTTATATAAATGTTTACATAGCTTATTGTAACCAAAAGAAACAAAAGAAATACTTTAAAACTCAAGCAGCTTTTTATAAATTTCTTGATAAGCATAACATTAAATCAAGTGAAAATCACACTACTGAACTAGCATTAAGGTCAGGGAACTTTTATGTTATCTTACAATTAACTCACGAAGACTTCTATAATGTTATTGAAATTATTAAGTTTGCATTTAGAGAACATCATTATGAATACAAAGTTATATAAATGAAAGAGAAACCTAACTACTATGCAATAATACCTGCTGAAGTCAGATACTGTAAAGCATTAATACCTAACGCTAAATTGCTTTATGCAGAGATAACTGCTTTATGTAATATGAACGGAAAATGCACAGCTTCTACTGAATACTTTTGCAGACTGTATGAAGTTAGTAAGGTATCAGTTCAGAAGTGGTTAAAGAATTTAGAAGATAACAACCATATTAGGCGAGTAAACAAATATAAGCCACATAGCAAACAAATAGAGTGTAGGGTAATAACTTTAGTTAACATACCTAGTAAAGAAAAGTTAACAGATAATACTAATATAAATATAACTAATACTAATCTTACAGATAGTAATACTAAGGGGAGTTTTGTTAAACCTACAATAATTGATATTAAAGAATATTGTAAAGAAAGAAAAAACAATGTAGATGCTGAAACATTTTTTGATTTCTATGAAAGTAAAGATTGGTTGATAGGTAAAAACAAAATGAAGGATTGGAAAGCTTGCGTAAGAACTTGGGAGAAAAGCAGAAATAATAAAAATAATACTAACGACAGAACTACTCCTCATTTTCATCAGAAAGGAAAAGACTATGGGGATGGTTCATTTTAAAAAAGAATATGAGAACAATAGAAGATACATTTAAAATAGCTGAATTTCTTAAACCTAAAGTTTACAATAGGTTTAGGTTAGGAACTAAAGAGGAACTGAAGGAAATGTTTGTTAAGGCTTTTAAGCACTATGACAGAACGATAGACACTTACAATCATCTTCCTGCTTATGACGAAATAATTGATTGGATGGTAGATAATAAAGGTAGAGGTCTAATGTTAATGGGCGAATGTGGTTTAGGTAAATCTACTATTCTTAACTTTGTTATTCCTGCAATATTTAGAACCAAGACTAATAAGGTTCTTAAAAGTATAGCAGCAAAAGACTTAGTAGCAATAGAGAAAAATATAGCTACTTTTATTATCATAGATGACTTAGGAACTGAAAGCATTAAGAATGACTATGGAACTAAGATTGATGCTGTAGCTGATGCTATTTCTTATGCTGAAGATAGTTCAAAGACTTTACTGATAACAACTAATTTGGATGCAGAAGATTTAAATAAAAGATATGATGAAAGAACTTTAGATAGATTAAGAAAGTGTAAGGTAGTAGTAATAAAAGGAAATAGTTTTAGAAATTAAAAATAAAAGAAATGAAGAAAGAAGAATTGTACGACCCTGTAAAAACAGGAAGTTTCCAAATGATGTTTGGATTCCCACAGCCAAGTACATACCGACCTCAAAAGTGGGTATCAATTAAAAAGCCTAAAGAAGAAAAGAATGAAGTTCGAAAACAAAGCAAATAAATTAAGGGAGCAAGAAACTCTTAAAACATTTGCTAATCATTTCGGATTGACATTTGCTAAGCATCCTGAGTATGCACATATAGACGCAGCTCTTTATAACAAAGGAACTCTTACAGGATTTGCAGAAGTTAAAGGAGTTCATAAAAGTATTGAAAAAGCTCAAGATGTAATAGTTTCAATGAGGAAGATAGTAAGAGGTCAGATGTTACAAGTACAAAGTAAAAAGCCTGTAGCTATTTTATGGGCATTTGATGACGCTATAGTCTATGAAAGAATAAACAACTTAAAAGGAATCTTCTACTATGGAGGAAGGGCAGTAAGAGAAGGTAGTACATTTGACCAAGAGATGTTAGTTAAAGTATTAATCAAAAACTTAATTAGAATATGAAAAAGACAATCAGTAAACTAAAGAAGGAGTTAGATAAATGGTTCAGTCTTTACATAAGACTTAGAGATGCTAATGAGTATGGAATGGTTCAATGCTTTACTTGTGGGGTAGTCAGAGGTTACAAGGACGGAATGCAGAACGGACACTTCCAAAGCCGTAAGCATATGGCAACAAGATTTGATACAGAAAATTGTCAGGTTCAATGTATCAAGTGTAATATGTTTAGTCAAGGCGAGCAGTTTAAGTTTGGACTTAACTTAGATGCTAAGTATGGAGAAGGAACAGCAGAGGAATTAGAGTTCCTAGCAAGGACTACATTTAAGATTTCAAGAGTAGAATATGAAGATTATATAAGTTACTATAAAAACATTGTTGAAAACTTAAAAGAAGAAAAAGGAATAGAGTAACATTTTGATTATCTTTGGCGTATGATAGAACCAATCTACGCAAATAATGAACACCGAGTAATTATAGAAACTTATATTACAATGTGTAAAGAGTTCGCAAAGGAAGTGAGTACCAAAAATAGATATGAGAATTACTTAGAAGTGGTTGAAATTATTTTAGAATATCATAACAACTACGGAGCAGGGCAACGTGAAGACAACTTTTGGGATTGGTTATTAATAATACCAATTAACTTAGCAGTAGCAACTAATGGATTCTTTGCAGGTATAGAAACAAAAGGAAATTCAGCAGTAGTCAGAGCATACCGAGTAGTCCTTGATGAATTAGTACAGAGTACAGTAGATAAGATAGATAAGATAGAACCAATTAATGACTGAGATTTACGAAGAAATATCAAAGCTATCAGATAAGTTTAGGACTATGGCTTTTGGGCTTACCCCTGATGAGAACGAGGTCAATGAGGCTGTTCAAGAACTTATGATGTATTTTTTACAGATGAATACTGAAACATTAAAAGCTATATACGACAAAGATGGAATAGATGGAGTTACACGTTACGGAGCAGTTGCATTAAGGAGAGCATTAACAAGTCCACGAAGTAATTACTATTATAAGTACAAGAAGTATTACACACACATAGACAGTCTAACAAGTGCAGTTACTTATGATGAAATGGAAACAGGGGAAACAATACCATCTAAACACCTTTACAACTTGCCTAATGAAATAACAGACGACTATCAATGGACTAGCCTCGAAAAGATAGATAAAGCCTTAGAAGACAATTTTTCTTGGTACGATACTAAAGTTTTCCAATTATACTATCACGAGTCAAACACACTAGACTCACTCGCTGCTAAGACAGGAATAAGTAGAAACAGCTTGTTTACAACAATAGATAAAGTAAGAGTACAATTAAAACATAAGTTAAATGAATAAGTTCTTTGTACCTAAAGATATATATGAAGATAGAATAAACATTTGTAAGTCTTGTGTGTATTACTTTAAGCCTTCAGGACAATGTAAGAGGTGCTTATGTTTTATGAAAGTCAAAGCTAGAATATCAAGTCAAGAATGTCCTCAGAAGTATTGGAGTAAAACAACAGAAGTAGAAGTTAGAACAGATATACCTGAAGAAATAATAGCAGAGATTGTAGTTTTATGGGAGGACTTGAAAACAGGTAGAGCTAAAGACCAAACGGCAAAGAAGAAAATGATTGAGATATACAACACGTTATACAGCACCAACTACTCAACAGGAACTAATTGTGGTTCTTGTATAGCTACTTGCTTTGATGGAATAAAGAAGATATATAAAGAATACTCAGGAAATAATTAATCAATAAAGGGTAAGACCTAAAAAGCTTTTAATTTTTCAGACCTGAGTAGTAAAGGGGGGGTGTGGTTACCTCCCTAATACAATTAAAACAATAGATATGGAAAGAACATACAAAACAATCAAGTGGGTGTTGAAAGGACACATCAAGAACAAAGTAAATTCTTTATGGATATGGGAAGAAGATAACTTCACTTGTATCTTTGATAATTATTCAGGAAAGGAAAGAATATATACGAGTGCACAATTACTAAGACTATTATCAGAATAAAACTATGATTATATTTACATTACTAGGCATCTTAACAGCAATCTTCTTATTTGTGGTTATCCTTATGACTATATTAGAAACAAGAATAAAGAACAGAAGAAAAGAAAAACTCTTTTGGAATATGGAAAACTTAGATAAAAATAGAAGTTACGAAGAAATACAAAAACAAAATGAAAAACAATAGAATACCAAGTTACTACATAGGAAGAAGATACAAGATAGAAGCACGTAAAGTCATTGAAGACTTTGACTTATCTTACAATCTAGGAACGGCAGTAACTTATCTTTTACGAGCAGATAGGAAACACGACTCTCCGATAGAGTGCATACAGAAAGCTATAAATCATTTAGAGTTTGAACTTGATAAGCTAAAGAGATGACACTATACACTTGCGAATGTGGAAAGACTAAAGAACTATCTAAGGCTACAATAGTCTACAGAGATGGTGCTTGGGTAGCAAAGGAAGCTGAATGTGAATGTGGTAAGTATATGGATAGCGAACCAACAGAAGGCATACCAACTTTACAAAGAACAGAGCCTAGTCTAACTAAGAGAAGGGATAAGTTATGGGAAGGAGCAAAGGAAAAGCTAGTAGGCTCAAGAGGAATTAATGAATCCTTTGACTAATGAAGTTCGTGATAAAGTGTGATAAAGATAAGCAAACTCTAATAAACTATTTAAAGGAATTAGGGAATGACTATTTAGTAGACGTAAAGAAACAAAGAAACACAAGAAGTAATATGCAGAATAACTATTATTGGAGTTGTATCGTTCAAGTCTTGTCTAATGAACTAGGCTACTTCCCTGATGAAATGCACGATATACTTAAAATGAAGTTTACAGCTGAATGGGAAACACACACTATTATAGATGACGGAGTTGATTACAAGACAGAAGGGTTCTTTGCTATGAAAAGTACAGCTAGAATGGATAGCAAAGCCTTTGAGATATATGCAGACCAAATAAGAATGTGGGCAATAACTGAATTAGGCATAAGACTAATGCTACCAAATGAATACGAGTAATTTCTATTATATAATATGGAAACAGAACAAAAGAGGACGCAGGAGGGTAAAAAGAAGTTACTAGCAGCACTAGAGATGTCATTAGGTATAGTAACAGAGGCTTGTGAGAAAGCAGAGATAACAAGAAGCAGACATTACGCTTGGATGCAAAGTGATGAAGAATATAAGAAAGCAGTAGATAATATTGATAGTAAGTTTATTGACTTTGCTGAAACGAGTCTAAAGAAACAAATAAAGGAAGGTAACACAACAGCTACTACTTTCTTCCTAAGAACAAGAGGACGTAAGCGAGGGTATAATGAGAAGCAAGAAATAGACTTAACTTCAGGAAATGAAAGAATCAAAATCAATATAAATCTTGGAGATTAGTCCTGAATTTACACCAAAGCAAAAGGAGTGCTTAAAGTATCTGTTAGATGATAGCACTAAAGAAGTATTATTTGGAGGTGCAGCAGGTGGAGGTAAGTCTTGGGTAGGTTGTAGTTACTTAATTACTATGTGCCTTCAATATCCTAAGACTAGGTACTTGATGGGAAGGTCAAAGCTAGATGCTTTAAAAAAGACTACACTAAATACATTCTTTGAAGTATGTACTGCTTGGAATCTTAAAGCTATTAAGGACTACACTTTTAATGGCTCAAGTAATGTGATAACCTTTTACAATGGTTCTGAGATAATCCTTAAGGACTTGTTCTTATACCCATCAGATAGAAACTTTGATAGTTTAGGTTCATTAGAAATAACAGGAGCTTTCATTGATGAGGCAAATCAAATAACTGAGAAGGCTAAGAACGTAGTAGCATCAAGACTTAGATATAAGCTTGACGAGAATGGATTAATACCTAAGTTATTAATGACTTGTAATCCTGCTAAGAATTGGGTGTACTCAGAGTATTACAGACCTGCTCAAGAAAATACAATAAAACCATACAGAAAGTTCATTCAGTCTTTAGTGATAGATAACAACTACATCTCTAAGCACTATGAAACTCAGTTATCTCAATTAGATGAATTAAGTAAGCAAAGACTTCTATTCGGTAATTGGGAGTATGACGCAACTGCTGATAGTTTAATAGATTATAACTCAATAATGGGAATGTTCAGTCAGAAAGGAATAACAGGAGAAAAGTATATCAGTTGTGATGTAGCACGATTTGGAAGCGATAAGACAGTCATAATGCTATGGGAAGGCTTACACCTTAAATATATTAGAACTATCCTTAAATCAGCTGTAAATGATGTTGTGGACGAGATTAAGAAACTACAACAAGAGAATGGAATAAATCTTAGGAATATCATAGTAGATGAGGACGGAGTTGGTGGTGGTGTAAAAGATTACTTACGTTGTCAAGGATTTACAAATAATGCTAGACCGATAAAAGGAGAGAATTATCAGAACCTAAAGACTCAATGCTATTATAAATTAGCAGACCAAATAAACAAAGGGCAGATAGGTGTAAGTTGTTCAGATGTTAATGTTAAGAATTACATAACTGAGGAGTTAGAACAAGTCAGAACTAAGGACGCAGATAAAGATAACAAACTACAGATAATTCCTAAAGATACTGTTAAATCTATTCTAGGACGTTCTCCTGATTATGCTGATGCTTTAGCTATGAGAATGTTTTACGAGATAGATAGTAACTTTGGAAGGTACTACGTGCAGTAAACTAAAAACAATAAATTTCTATTATATAGTGTATGAAAGTTAAAATTAAAAAAGAAGGTAAAGTTGAATCGTTTAAGCTAATCAATAGTTGGTCAGATGTTACTCTGTCTACTTGGCTTAAACTTATTGACTTTGAAACAGGTACAAAGACTGAGGAGGCTACAGAAACAATAGCAGCACTCTCTGACATTCCTAAGAAGTTAATTAAGGAACTATCCTTATCAGACGTTGCAGTTATAATGAGTAAGGTAGGAGAGTTACAACAAGAGCAAGATACAAAGCTTAAAAGGATTATAGAGATTAACGGAGTTGAGTACGGATTCCACCCTGACTTAGATTCTATTAGTTTAGGAGAATACGCAGACATTGAGCAGTTCATCAAGAACGGAATAGACTCAAGTCTTCCTGAATTGATGGCTGTACTCTATCGTCCTATCAAACTAAAGAAGAATGACATATATATAATTGAACCGTATGATGGAGATATTCGGCTCAGAGCTGAAGAAATGAAACTAATGTCAGCGGAACAAGTGCAAAGTGCATTGGTTTTTTTTTACACTTTAGGGAAGGTATTATCCGAGATTATGCCATTATATTTGATGGAGCGGCTGAAGGAAACGAAGACGCAGTAGCTAGTAATGACTTCGCAAGCAAATGGGGATGGTTCGGAGTCCTCCACAGATTGTGTAATGAACAAATTGTAAACTTAGAACGAATAACAAACTTAAGTCTTTTAGAGTGTTTGACTTGGCTTAGTTATGAAACAGATTTAAACTCACAAAATAAAATAAAAAGAAATGGCAGTATATAACAAAACATATCTAAATTTAATAGATAAGATTAGAGAATTAGGAAGACTACATAAGTTTATTAATACTACAACTGTTGGAGATATTTTTGACATTGATTTATCAAAGGAAACTATATTTCCATTAATGCATATAAATCCAACATCAGTAACAACAGGAGTTAGTCAGTTAAATTATAACTTTCAAATATTTGTATGCGATTTAGTTTCAGAAAAAAAAGATTGGGATTCAGAAACTAAAGCAATTAATAGTTCTGTTGAAAATGTTTTTTCTGATAATTTATCTAATGAAATTGATGTTTTTAATGATACACTACAAACTTGCGTTGATTTAGTTAGTATTTTTAGAAATAGTAAGTGGCAATCAGTAAATGCAGGTTATGGATTAGATATAAATAATCCTGAATATTTTACTGAAGGAGAATATACATTTGAGCCATTCACAGAAAGATTTGATAACTTACTTACAGGGTGGGTGTTTACTTTAAATGTAACGGTTCATAATGAATTTCAAACTTGCAATATACCAATGTAATGAGTTTTAGAATAGGAAAATTAATAATACAAATAGGTTGGAAAGGTTGGAAAATAACATTTGATTTATGAAGACTGAAAACATAGAAAGATACTTAAATAGCTTTGGTAAGCAAGTAGTGAAAAGAGCCAAGTCAAACCTTAAAGCAGGTGGAAAGGGAGGAGGTAACTTGGAGAAATCAATTAAATTTGATATAGTAGAAGACGAGAGTGGGGTTTCAGTTCAATTCTTTATGGCTGATTATGGTACATTCCAAGACAAAGGGGTAAAAGGAACAGGGGGAGAGATTAAGTCAGGAGACCATAAAGGAAAGTGGAGTGGAAGAAGGTACTACACAACTTGGGAAGGTAAAAGAAAAGACAGTCCTTACAAGTATGGTAGTGGAACAGGAAAGAAAGGAGGTATGTCTAAAGGTATTGGCTCATTTATTAAAAAGAAGGGTTTACAACCAAGAAGTGAGGGAGGTCAGTATATGTCTCCAAAAGGATTGAAGATAGCTATAATGAAAGTATTATGGATAAAAGGAATACACGGAATAAGTTTCTTTCAAGAGTCTTTGAATTATGGCTTAAAAAAGTTTGGTAAAGAAATGTTAGGAGCAGTAAAAGAAGATATAATTAACAGCATAACAACAATTAAATAATGGCACTATCAATAGAACAGAATCCTTTATACACACTAAATCCTGTAGGTCAGGAAGTAATATTTACAGTTAGTGATTTAACTACAGTTGCTGCTTACTTCAATGTCAAGTATGTAGCTGAAGTTCACATAAGTACAGTAGACATAGACTTAAATACATCTGTAGCAATAGGAACATTCAAGACTACACCTAATAACACAGGAGTAGGTATGTACGACTTCAGACCTATTTTAGAAAGCTTTGTAAGTCCTGATAACTTAGCAGCTCTAGGAAGTGAATATAAAGGTGCAGCAACAACAGCTATTAAAACACATCCATTACATTTAGTAGATAAGTATTCTCTTAATGATA